ATATTGAAAGCTGTGCAACTGGTGGATGAAACCCGACGAAGACAACAAAGACTGGCGACCTATTCCCGATCCAACGCTGCTCACGACTGCCCAGCTAGACCGGGAGATCGCCCACGTCAAGCAGGAGATTGCGCACCTCAAGGAATTGATGGTAGAGAATCAGGTGTCGCAGCAGAAAGCGCTGGAAGTCGCCTTGACACAGATGGACCGGCGGCTGGGCGAGCTCAACGACCTGCGCAAGGCGGTGGAAAAGGACAGGATGGAGTTCGTCAGGGTCGATGTCTACCAGCCAGCGCACGAGGAATTGAGACGCCAGCGCGTAACTGACGGTGAGCGCATGATTGGGATGCAGGGAGATATCAAGAAGAATGCAACTGATCTTGCTGAATTGAAGTCGTCAATGATGTGGCTGTCACGATTAGTAATTGGAGCGCTGATACTGGCGATCATTACCTATGCGTTTCAGAAATTGATAGGTAGATAAACCAGCGGGGCGAACCCGCAGCAGCGAAGTAGAGGTGGGGCCGAGTACTCGTAACTCAGCCCCAACCGCTCCTCGTGAGCCTCCCAGCAAGAAGAACTCACGAAGGCGCGCAGAATTGAACCAGAACTCGCCCAGGAGAGCAAATGGAAGAAAAGAAGAAACGCGATGAGCGTGACCCAAAGAGTCCGGAAAAACCGCAGCCATCTGAACCGCCAAAGCCGCGTCCACTCGATGGTGAAGAACCGGCTCCAGGCGGTGGAGATCCCCAAGGTCCGGGGAAGAACCCCTAAAATGGCCGCGGTAGAAAAGGGGCTTGAGATTCAGGATGTTTGTCTAATGACGAACGTGCAGCCGATTTCCGTCTTACCAAAGTGGGCGCAGTGGCTAGTGAGATTCATTTACTTCCGCTACGGGTGGGCGGCGATGGCCAAAGACGACAAGGGGATGTATTTCAGCGTGGAGTATCGCGGGGTCACTCCTGATGAAGGAGAGGCGCGGTTCTTTACGAGCGAGGAGAATTCGTCGTACATGAAGGTGCCGTGGCGTTCATGTTTGTCGGTTTCAACCGGGCAATATAGCACGCACGATTTTCCTCTGTCCGACGCCTCGCATAAGTACCGAAAAAGAGAGCTGCCGTTCATTCAGGTACGGCGCCATGAGCTCGAATTACTCGAGGCGAAAATTGAGCAAGTAGCAAGGTCTGCGAGCACATGAGATATGCAGGACAGCCAAGCAGCATTTCCTCACTGGGCGTTTCAGGTCTTGCAAACGCTAGCAACGCTTGGAGCAGGCGGCGTAATCGTAAGGCTTATAGACCTTTACCAAAACCGGCGCAAGCCGATCGTTGAAGTTAAAAAGACGGAGGCCGAAGCTACTGAGATAACCATCCGATCACACTCAACCGCAAGCGACTCGATGATGCGGATGATGGATCGACTAGAAGTCGCATTGAATACAAATGATCGGCTGCGGAGCGAGCGTGATGATTTAAGAGAGCAGACTGATTTGCAAAAGATGGAATTGGAAAGTTACGAGCGACAAATGAGGCGCATGAAGGCGATCATGGATCTTAAAGGAATTAAGTTCAGCGATTATGACCCGCCTCGCACGGAGCCTGATTGAAAAGGAGCTGCTCTTCAATGCGAAGGGTGGGAGATGTTTAACCCTTTAATCCGGGGAACCACAAACGTGGAAGGGCTGGCACTTGAAAATCCGGCCCCCAATTAATGCGAGGGAAAAAACATTCGGACGATGTTAGGGCGCGAGTTATAGCAGCGCTGCTCGCGGGTTGTGGCGTAGTAGAGATCGCGCGCGAACTGAACATTCCGCACCAGTCGGTCAGTAACTATAAAAAAGAGATTCCAAAAGATAAGTTAGGCGAACTTAGGCAGAAAAAGGGCGAAAGGCTGGACGATCTTGTTTACGATTATCTAGTACAAAACCTAGAGACGCTGCGAGCACAATCAAAAGCAGTAAGCGATGAGAGCTACATCAATCAACAGCCAGCCGGTGAGATGGCAACTCTTCATGGGGTCATTGCCGACAAGACAATTCGACTTCTCGAAGTCACGACCAGCCATACGCCAAACCAGCAACTCAATCCAGCGCCGGAAAGCGTCACTTGAGGGGTTTCAGGCGTTCGTAAGGATCGCTAATCCGCGCTTCAGGTGGTATCCGCACTGCATAAAGATCGCTAACGTATTAGTCCGCGTTGCACTGGGCGAGCTGCATCGCGTAATGATTTTTGCGCCACCTCGTCATGGTAAATCCGAAGAACTCTCACGACTATTCTCCGCGTATTATCTGTCGTTGTTTCCTGATCGTTGGGTTGGCATCAATTCATACGCCGCTGAGTTGGCTTATACGCTGTCTCGCTCAGCCCGCTCTAATTATCAGGCTGTGGGCGGAATGGTTAAAGATGACGCGGCCGCAGTGAAGCACTGGGAAACAACAGAAGGTGGCGGACTGTGGGCTGCGGGCGTCGGAGGGCCAATTACCGGCAAGGGCTTTCATCTCGGGTTAATTGATGATCCAATAAAGAATGCCGAAGAGGCCGCCTCGGAGACTGTTCAGAAGAGCGAGCAAGCTTGGTATGCCTTAACCTTTTACACGCGCGAAGAGCCCGGCGGTGCTATCGTGATCATGATGACGCGATGGAACGAAAATGATCTGTGTGGTTGGTTGCTGCAACAGGAGTTCGAGGAGGAGCCAGAACGGTGGCACATCGTCAAGTTTGAGGCGATCAAAGAAGAGCCAGAACAGCTAAAGGAAGGCGAGACACCTGAGTTCCCCCCGACCTGTACGATTGAACCAGATGATCGAGAAGTTGGCGAGCCTCTCTGCAAAGAGCGATATCCGCTCCAGAAGTTAAATAAGATTTGTAAGCGGATCGGGACGTACTTCTGGAATGCGCTCTACCGACAAAGACCCACAGCACGCGAAGGAAATATGTTCAAGTTGGCTGATCTCTCTCTTGAGGTGGCCGCAGCCCCGATTGAGGCGAGACGGATCAGGTACTGGGATCTCGGTGGAAGTGATAGCACAAAAGCTGATTACACCGTTGGCTGTCTCATGGCCGAGCAGGGAGGTCTTTATTACATCGTAGATGTTGAGCGCGTACAGTGGTCACCGAGAGACCGTAATCAGAAAATGAAGGATACCGCAGAATCCGATCGCGAGAGTTATGGTGTTATACCAACATGGATCGAGAAAGTGCCCGGGTTGGCCGTGGAGGTTATTGATAACATCGTTAAGTTTCTTGCTGGGTTTAAGGTCCACACTGAGATGGCAAAGAAGGACAAAGAGACTCGTGCGGACCCCTTTGCAAGCCAGTGCGAAGCGAACAACGTACGGATTGTAAAAGCTCCCTGGAATGTATCATTCCGCAACGAACTCACAGCGTTTCCGCATGGCGCAAACGATGACCAAGTAGACGCGGCGAGTGGTGCATTTTCTAAACTTGCGGGACAACGAAAGATCAGAATGCTCTAATGGCCGGAACTAAAAGCGAAAGTCTACAAGATGCGGTGCTGGGCGAAGAAATCGAGACGCGCGGCTCTTATGTTGGTGCGATGATTCGAGAGCGCAAACTTACGGATCGATTACTTGATGCGATGGATTCCTTGCGCAGCGACAAGGCGGCATTCACGAGTTTAGGAGTTGCTGATATCCGCATTGAGCGCAAGAGCAGGCCGGAAACGCCAGATCTCGGGCAATACAACTACACCCCAACTCCTTTTCCAAGTAGTTATTGGCGCCGTAATGATCGAATAAACCATAAATCAGAAGTCGGGGATCTCGATCTCAACTCGTTGGCAATGGCAGTAGTGAATTTCACCGCTACGAGGATTCCAGAAGCAAAGCCGTGCGTGGTAACTCGCGAGGGTACGGATGAAAAGCGAGACTTTAACCATCCGATGGCGCAACTCATTCGGCGCCCGAATGCTCATCATATTTGGGCAAATTATGCTGGTGCCTGTTCGGTGTCCTGGTGGCTCAACGGAAACGTATTTTTCTATAAATCCCGTAGCCTCACGGGCGTTGAAGAACTCTGGTATCTCCCACACTTCCTGGTGCAACCGCGTTGGCCTGGGGATGGTAAGCCGCCTGACGTCGTTAAGTGGGCAGAGCAGCACGGAGAATCAACTGCGGACCTGGATTCGTTTCTCTCGCACTATCAATACAACCCACCGGGTAAAGCCCCTGTGCTATACCCGGCAAAAGACATCCTCCACCTGAAGCGTCATGTTGATCTGAGCAATCCGCGATTAGGAATTGGACCCTTCGAGGCACTTTATAAAGAACTGTGCGCAGATGACAAGATGGCGTTATTCACCGCGGCGATCTTCGCCAACATGGGCATTCAGGTTCCAGTAATCTCGCCGGCCGACAATGCCGATACTATTGACGACATAGAAGCGGCGCACATGAAAGAGTCTTGGATGCAGAAAACTACGGGCTCGCGAGCTGGCGAACCCGTAATCATGACTGCGCCCATAAAGGTTGAGAAGTTCGGGTTTAGCCCTACTGAGCTTAATGTGTCTGACTTGCGGTTGATTATCGAGGCCCGGGTGTGTGCCGTCTGTAATATTTCGCCCGCGGCTTTGCAGTTAATGGTAGGGATACAAAACGGAACCTCGTACGCATCATCTGAGCAAGCGAGGCAACAGGGTTACGAGGAAGTAATCATTCCGATTCAGAATGTGTGGGCGGAAGAATTTAACTGGCAGCTCAAACCTGAATTTGAAGACGCAAAGAACTCCGAATTCGAGTTTGATGTTTCCAAGGTCAGAGTGCTTCAGGAAGATACAGACGCACTATTCAAACGCGAAGTCGAGGTGTTTAAGTCCGGCGGCACGACTTACGATCAATTCCTAGTAGCGGTGGGCAAGCCTCCAGTCGGTGGACCACTAGGAGAGGTTCGATTAGTGCCTGGACTATCCAACCCAATGACACCTGATCAGTTAATTGGTAAAGCTGACGGATCGTTAGCGCCAGAACCAGCACCAACGCCAATTGATCCGGCATCGTTAGCGAAGTTTGCTGATATGGAAAGAATGTTTGCAGACCTTGAGAGACAGATGAAAGGATTTGAGGTGCAGAAGTGATTATTTTGCCGGGCGGAACGAAGATTTACTCAGCGGCTGAATTACTAGCTAAAGAGTTCCCGCCAGACGAGCCGGATCAACGCGATCGTTACGAGGACCGGCCTCGATCCCTGTCATCACGCCAAAGGTTCAAGATTTTCAGAAGAGATAACTATCGTTGTCAGATATGCGGAATGAGCGCGATAGACGGAGCGCGGCTGGAAGTAGATCATAGGGTTCCACGATGTGATGGCGGTTCCACCCGATGCGACAACCTGTGGACGCTCTGCTTCGATTGCAACCGTGGGAAGGCACACCTTTCGTTGTGAGTCTTCAAGAAAAGATCCTCAGACTGCGAATGGATGCGCTAGTAGCAGCGCGTCACGCCTCATTCTGGCAAAAGGCCATAGATGAACATGGCGAAGAAAAGGCGACCGCGTTCTATACACACCTTGGCCTCAATCATCTCGAAAAGAAATCAATTGAATGGGAGGGGTTGAAACTCTCTCGCGAACCTAAAGAGCATGAGAAGATCGCAGTCAAAGGAATAGCTGCCGCGCAAGAATCAGCAAAGGAATCAATTGGGAAGATACTTCTGAGTTTGCGTGAGAGTTTAATTGCAGATGGACTTAAAAAGATCAAGAGGCTAAAGCCGGCGACGTACCATGAACTGACATTGCAAGCCCCGAAGGTCTTGCGCGTTGAGTTGCGAGATCGCCTAATCCGCGTGCATCGAGAGGGGCGAAAGTTAGTTGCGCATGAGTTGGAGATGGCGCAAGGTAAGGGCTGGGAAGATCATCATTCTGGTTCGCGATGGTTTACGCCTTCGATGTTCACCTTTATTACGGACGGTAGTAAAGAAGCGGTTAAGGAAGATGAATTTGACGATCTCGACTTACTCACAGACTTAACAGATAGCCGAGTTGCAAATGATGTTCAGGCGAGAATGATTGATGCCGCCGCACGATATTCATTGTTAGGGTTAAGCGGGCAAGAACTAATCGACGCGGTTCAGAATGAAATCACGGCGGGTTCTGTTACTTACATCGATCGAGCATCACGTGGACTCGCAAACAAAGTAATCAACATCGGCAGAAGCGACGAAGCAGAGAGCAGAAAAGACGACTGGGATC